CGGCGCACGTTCGCCATGCGGCTGATATGCAGACGCATCGGCTCGCGACTGCGCGGCAATGCACGCAGCGTAATCGGCGTCCGACGTGACTTTCGGCATGCCGGCGACGATGGCAGCAAACCGGCTGGTATCGGCAGCAATCGCAGCGGCACGATCTGCCGCAGCTTTCGTCTCGGCATCGCGGCGCGCGGCATCTTCGCGTTTACGCTCGGCGTCCATCTTCTCCTCCTCGGACATCTCGGCATCGCGGCGAGCCTTCATGCGATCACGACGGGCGGCGCGCGCCTTGTCGAATGCCGCGTCTTCGTTCTCGCCTTCCTTCTTCATGCGCTCGCGCTCGCCTTCTTCCTCGGCGTCGTCCTTGGCGCACATGGCCGCATCGTGCTTCTTCCATTCCTCATGCTCGGAGTCGAACAACTTCTGCCGATCCTTGCGAGCGCGATCTTTCTCGGTTTCCTCGCGCTCTTTCTCGCGGGTCTCGAACGCATCGAGTCGCTTGCTGATGCTGTCGAGATGCGACAACACCTTGTCGATATTGCCGCCGGCATCACGGCGGGCTGCGTCCTCACGGGCTTTGCGTTCGGCTTCGGTTTCTTCGGCCATAGCTGCGGGGTCTCCTGTTGTGGTTGATACGACGCCAGCGGGTGCCCCGCCTTTGTCCCAAACGCCGTATGGTGCGATTGCAATGTGATCGAGAGTTGACGGCCTTCCCTCGATCAGTAATGTCTTGCCGTCGTCTGTTTCAACCGTGATGTTGCCATCGGTGGGACGGAACGAGACGCCGGGGCTGGTGCTGAGTTGGTCAGTTTGCATCGCGCTGATTGCCTCAGCGTCGTAGATTTTCGCGATGCCCCACACTTCGTCGCCGAGTATGTAAGGCAAGAACACGGTGCCGACAGATCGCTTCTGCCATTCCTCGCTGTCAATACCTGGCTTTTTTTNCGGGTGAAGCCAGACGACAGGAAGTCCGTTGCAGCGATCAAGAAACTCTTGCGTCAGATAGACTTCCGGCGGCCGATAGACATGCTCATCGAGCGCACTGCGATAACTGGTGCCGGTGCCCGTGATGCGGATTGCAAACAGGTGATATCCGTCAACGCGCTGCGGGCTGCTGAGTTCTCCTGCGACCATCGCGCGCGCCACGTCCAGCTCGGTCATGGTAAACCGGCGGATGGCGATGGCGACGCCTGGATGCAGGTTGATATCGGTCAGCACGATCAGTCCGCTTCTTTCGCCGGATCGAATCCGAGCATCGCAATTACGTCAGGCGGGGTCTCAATTTCCTCGTCGTCCGGATCGGGGTCGTCACCTGACTTGCGCCAGTCGGCGGCCTTGCTATCTGCATTGCCGAAATGCGCATCGGGAATTGTGCCGCTCATAGCGCCGCCTTCCATTCCGCGAAAACTGTTGGGCTGATGTAAGATTGCAGAGCGACTGTTGGCGTGTTGCCTAGCCGCTTGGACACGACCTTCGCCACGTCCATCACGCGCTTCTTGTATTCGGTCTCGGTTTTCGGCGGATCGCTCTTGCGCACCAATTCATATGCCGTGGTTGTGCCAACGTGAGTGCGAAAGTCCTTCGACTTAAATCCGCCGCCATCGAGCGTATGAACGTGATCTAGCAGCGATTTGTCGCTTGTCGCTGCAAACAACTTCCCATCTTGCCCGGCGCTGCTGGCGCGTTCTTTAAGCATCGCGGCGATCTCAGGATCATTGACCGGAATATCGAGTGCGACGCCTTTCTTGCCTACGAAGCGTAGTGATGTTCCGTTCTCGGTTTGCACGACGTGGCGGCCTTCAAGAGTGGTCGCACCATACGCCTTGACCTTCGCGCCGGTATCATCGTCACTACCAGGACGGATGCCAGTGTGCATGACCAGCGCGAGACAATCGGCAGAATCCTTAATGCGCGGATTGCCGGACTTCCGCGCTTCGTTGTTCTGATCTCTGATCTTGCCGAATTTTTCTATCAACTCGTGAATGCGAGCAAACTTCGTGGCAGCCTGCGTTCCTGCAAATTTCTCGCTATAGATGGATTGTGGGCGTCCTTTGCTATCGCGCCCGACCGCGAGCAAGTCTGCGTCTGGATCGTCGCTATAATGAACGTCTGTCCATCCAGGCGGTATTTTGATCTTCTCGATATGCGCCGGCAGAGATTTTCCGCCAGCGGCCGAGTGCTTGCGTTCTTTTCCTTCTCCGGTTGTCTCGGCTGGTGTGAGCGACTTGCGGCCACCGCCAGATCCAAACTTTCCATCTGCGGCGCGCGGATGATCTTCCTCGCGAAACTCCGCATCAGCGCGAATGCCCACCGCGCCATTGAGGTCCGTCATTGTCACCCATCGATAGTCGGTATGCTCGCCATTAAGGCGCGGCGCGAAGCAACCCGGCACCTGCTGAATGAACGTCGTGAAGTCAACGCCATCGGCAATGCGCCGCGTCCACAATCGGCGTTCACCAGGCGGCAGGAATCCGAGTTCTTCGGTCGCCTCGCGCATTGCGGTCTGTTCCGAAGTCTCGCCGAGTTCGGTCGTGCCGCCAGGAAAGCACCATGCGCCAGGATAATCGCCGCCAGCGCCGCGCTTGAGCAAAAGCACTTCGCCGGCCGCGGTGATAAACAAGATGCCGGCAGCGGACGTGATCTGATCTGACATCATGCGGCCCTGAGTGATCTGATGCGCGCGAGTTCTGCGCGGCCCTTGTCTGTCAGCATGTCATGCGGCAGATCGCGAAGCGCGTATATCCACGTATAGAAGCACCGGCAGAACACTTCCTCGCCGGGCTTTGTAATCTCGTCGGTGTATTTGTGGCCGTCCGTCTTCATAAATCCCTTGCCAAGTGCCCAATTGTCGCGGACGACGTATGCCTTGTCGTCTCGCTCCTTGTGGTCTTTCCGGTAATTGTAGTTTGCCTCTCGATAATGCGAATGCCAAATTCCAGCGAGCGCGCCGCCATCTACCGCTAAAATCTCATTTAGGTTAGCGACAAACTTGTGGCCTTGGTCAATGGCAACACGACGCTCGCGAAACGGAAGCGAGACCATCGCNTTGCGGATTTCGGNCTTNGCTTCGACGCGGNGCACTGCCTCCGATCCGCCGGGCGGAATTGATGTTCCCCATCCGGTAAACCGCTGCACCGTATCGGCGACAGCCTGCTCACGGTTCAATTTTATCAGATCGGCGTTCGCCATAATGCGGCGGTCGAGTTCCGCATGTAGCCGTGGCGCGACCTGTTGCAGCGTAAATAGACTGACTCCTCTGTGATACCGAAGGATGCCGCCGCGCTCGATCTTCGACCGATAGATGCTGCGTAGAGTGTCGTCTAGATGGCGTTGCAGAACCGGCAGTGGCGTCATCGATCGGACGGCGGCAATCCTGATCTGCCCGACCCAGAATGTCAGTCGCTCGCTACTGTCATAGCCGTTCTCGGCCATGTCGTTGATCGCGGCGGTGACGACCTCGTAGAAGCTAGCACCAGGGCCGAGACCGTATCCGCGCGAGTATGTCACTGCCCGATGCGCGCGAGGCTCGCGGCGATCTGCGCAAGCCGCATGTTGATGGCAGCTACGCTTTCCATGTCTGCGGCGGCAATGGCGAGGCTTAGACGCTCGGCCATGTCGTCGCGCTCGCGGCGCAGTCCGACCGAATGGGCTTGCTCGGCACTCAGTTCATCGCTGGCGGCCATGAATGCGTCATGGAGACCGCGTGCTGCGGCGTCCATGCGAGCGGCATCATGGCGCGTCTGCGCGGTGGTCACGGCACGATTGCCAGTCGCTTGCCGCCGCCACTGTCCTGCGCGGCGAACGGATGCCCCGGCTTCGGTTCTTCCTCGGCCGCAGGCTGCGGCGGCACATACTCAGCGAGTGCGTCCATATCGAATTCAAGAGGCTCGCTGAACATGATCTTATTTTCGTTCAGATTGTCCGCTGCCCACTGGATCAATCGCGCTTTGTTCAGCGGATCAAGCAGCGGCGAGAACACTTGCACGGCCGCGATAATCCCTTTCAGCTTCACGTCATCGACCTTGACCAACTCGCTTTCCGGCTCTTTGAGAAGCGAAGGCCATTCGGTCGCGAAAGATCGCGTCCATTCGTAGAAGGCTTCGTCGTATGGCTTGTCGGCGTATTCCGTGAAGTCCGCTTTCAACGTCTCGTAGAAGTCCGGACCCCATGCGACGCGCTGCACAATGGCGTCGAGAAATGCGTAGATCGGGTCCATCTCTTGACGGTATCCGTCAATCCACTGCGCGATGCTTTTGGCGTCTTCGGTGCCTTCGCCGAAGCCGGATACCATCGTCTCGTTCTCGATGAGTTGCGCCGGCATCGGAACTCCGGTCGCAATGTTCTTCAGGATGTTGCTGCGCGCGAGGCCATATGCGCCATCAATGTTCTGCATGTTCAGCGTCTCGATGGATTCCTTCGTACCGACGCTGATGACATTGGCAGTCTGCGCGTCTTTGACGACCTGCCGCTTTTGCCCAAACAGAGTTTGCATTGCGCCGTCGATGAACGATCCGGCCTGCTCCATTTTGGCTACGATCACGCCAGACTTGACCGTAATCAGATCGTCCGTTGTCATCGTCTGCACAAACGACTTGAGCGGATAGATTACCCGCTGATAGACGCTGCGGCCGACGAAGCCGAATGCGCTGACTGTGTAATCAATGTAGATCGGCGCTTCGTTGATTTTGATGAATTGCCGATTTTTCGCGTAGGCAACGCCAGCAACCGAAATGCCTTGCGGCTTGAGAAAGTCCATCGAATTTGGCTGCTGCGACAGCACCAGCGATCCTGCGGTATTGAGCGGATCGAAGACGTTGAAGGCAATGACGGCGCTTTCCAGCGACTTGAAATCGAGAGGCTGTGTCACGTCGTCAATCTTGCCGTTGCGCGATGTCAGCACGCCCAAACTGCCGATGCCATACATCCGGCTGACGGTCATCAGGTTTGCCACGACTTCATCGCATCGCAGCACTCGCCACTTTTCAATATAGCGCGCGCGAAGACGTTCCTCAGGTCCGCCTGGAACACTGATATTGCGAGGTCGGCTTTGTGC